AGCGTAACCACATAGCCCGCATCCATACCGTTGAGCTGCAGCTCGTTAAAGTTGACCAGATAGCAGTTCAGCACGGTGTAGTTACCGAACGTGGTCGCATCCGGCGTCACCACCACTTCACCCAGTGAGGTATCAGTCGCAAACTGTTTTTGATAGCTGGCACCCAGCCCCTGAGTTTTTAGCAGATGGACCGTCAGCGTGACCTGCTGATACGGTGCCTGGCTGCCAACGGTCCCGGTGAGCGTGGGTAAAATATCCGTTGCGGCCGTGTCTGGCCGCATGCTGATCCCCTCTTTACCCAGATAGGACGCGCTGACGTTCAGCGCCGGGTTATCGGTGACGGTCACCGCCCCGCGAACCCGGTTAAGAAATCCCTGTGGTACTAATGGATTTGGCATTTATTACGCCCCCACAAAATTGGTTACGTTGAGATTAAACGTGATGGATTCAAAGCCGCGTTTCGGCGTAATGACGGCGCTCAGACCGTTATATTTGCCATCAGCGTAATCGGACTGGTTCAGGCTGGTGTAGCTGGCGAATGGCACCGCGTTAATGACGGCGCTGCCCGCATAAGTGCCCTTCTCATACGCCTCGTTGAAAGCGTCCTGCGTCAGGCGAGTGTCGATAACCTGCCCGAGGATCAGCCCGTAGCTGATGCCAGAGCGTAACGTTTTCAGCGCGCGGTTCTGCAGGCGGTCGATACCACGCTGCTCGTAGTAGAGCGGGTTTGTTGTCGTGTTCGAGCCGTTGATCACCTCGTTCGCCAGGTCCAGCTCGAGGTTAATGGCGCACCAGGCGACGGAGTACCAGTAGTTGAACGGCATACCGTCGAGCATGTGGCCAGCCACCAGCATTTTATTGCTAAGACCGCCTTCTGCCGCCGTGCCAATATAGTTGATGTTGTTGTCCTGCAGCGTTTTCAGCAACGTGCCGTTGCCCGCTGGCGGGTACTCTGTCACGCCGTACATGAACCGGTACGCCATCGGCGGCACCATGTTGGACGACCCGGGATCGTTAGCCAGAGACGACTGGAACGGGGCGGCCATCGAAAACTCTGTTGCGCCAATCGCCGGAGCCTCAACCCCCGCGAACACGTTCGGATATTTTCCCGATACCCACGATTCATAGGTTGCAATCGTCGTGGTGACGAAGAATTTCACCAGAGATCCCGGCGAGGTGTAATTGTTCGTCAGCGTCTTAAACGTTGGTTCATCATCCCATTCGCGCGGCGCCAGATAAGAGAAAAACTTCTGATAAGTGTTGCCCAGGGAAATATCTTCATCGATGAAGCTGCCCAGCGCCGCAACGGCAGCAGGAACGCTCAATTCGCCCAGTTCCAGAACGTATACCGCCCGACTGGTTCCCTGCGCCCAGTACGTGGTATTCATCTGCTGGATTTCACCTGCTGCGACGGCGGTGACGGTCCCCATCGTGGTAGCCGTACCCGGATCTGAGCTCAGCGTATAGGTCAGAGTCTTATCGCCCGTCACGGTTGCCGTAAACGCCCCGTTGTAGCCTTTCGGTGCAACGCCGTCTATAACAACGGGCACCTTATCGCCATCGCTCCAGCCGAGCGATTCCGTCAGCGTGACGGTGACGGTATTGGTGGCCCAGGCAATCGCTGAGATAGCTTTAGCCGGAGAGACAAGCGATTTCAGATCGTCTTTCGAGGTCAGCAGCTGAAAACTGCCGGGCGTCAGCGTCGTGCCGCCGGTAGAGACCAGGGCGCCGGATTTAAGCAGGTTTGACGGCTTTGGCGGGTTCGTCACCGACACATTAATATTAACAATTGCCATTACATTAATTCTCCACGTAAATGGACGGAATTGCAGACGTGATCAGCTTACGGGCGACGTTCCTCATCCGCTGCTGGTAGTAATTAACTTTGAATTTGACCTTTTTCCGCATGGCGATGATGTTCAGCTCGTTCTGCGTCACGCGCTCATCCTGCACCACCGGAATATTCATCACGCCCATCTCGGCCTGCTCACTGAGCGTGTATTGCTGGACGTATAACAAAAAATCCTCAACGGCAGCATTTCGCAGCCCCGTCACGGTGATCGTCACGTCCTCCGAAACCAGCTGATACTGGTTCTGCTTATCGTCGAGATAAAAGGCACCGGCTACCGGGGTCGGTTCGCCGCATTTCACCGTGGCATAAGGCGGCGCAAGGTTCTGCACGGAGAGCATTGCCGGGTACATCGGCATGAAGTCGCTCAGCGTGAGCCAAATCGGTAACGAGTTGGAAACCACCACATCTGCGAGATCAATGTCATCGGGCGAATCGACTATCTGTGACAGCATATGGGGATAAATCGCGTTTCCGGTGTAATGGTAAATATTCGCCGGCTCGTTCAGCCCGGAGCGCCGGGAAAAGGCGAAGCGGATACCGTAAAACTCGCCGATGTACAGTACCTCAGCGCCGATATCGTTGAACGGGTCAACATCAGACTGCGCGGTGAACGTGACCACGTTTTTATCGTAGAGCTGCTCTTCGTCCTGGATGCTTTCCGTCGTCAGATGCAGGTAGCCTTTGACGGTTTTGGTATCCGGCTCGCTGTCCGGATCGTCGGAAAGAATGGACGCCTTCACCCAAAAGATAAAGCCGTCCAGCGGCAGCACCTTCCTGACGTATTTGGTGAACGTCACCGCCGGATGACCGAAATCATTCTGCCCCTGCACCAGCGATGCGTTAAGGTCCGTTTTCGCACGTGAGAGTTCATTGAGGGAAGGCATTCAGCACCCCGCTAACCCAGGCTCGCATCGAGCGTTCAAAATCGCCGGTATCGATGAATGACGCGCGATTTTTCGGCCCCTGCCTGTTTTTGAAGCGTTTCGAAATCCCTTTCAGCGCGCGCTGCGTCGGGATCCCCGTCAGGCCATCCATTTCTTTGTTGTAAAGGAACGCCGAAAACAGATGGTGCACCTGCAACATAGACTCAGCGAACGGATCGGCAGGAAGCGGCGCACCCAGCATCAGGTTTTCGAGCCCGGCCGCGAGGTCATTGCTCATCATCTGTGCAATGTCGTCACCGTAGCGATCGAAGAAGGTCTGCATGATGTGGTACTTCTTTTCCAGCATCTCCGCCACGTCGCCGGTGGTCGTGTTCTCGTCTTCATAAGGGATATCCATCACGCCAAGATGCAGCTTCATGACAGCCCCCACAAATCGCCGTACTGCTGTGCAATCGCCAGATACCAGCGTCCCCACGGATCCTTGAGCTGCTGCAGGTCCGCCAGAGACAGATTTTTCAGCGCATCACTTACGGCCCGCGTCTGGCTCGTGCTTTCGTCAGCGGACGCGCTGATCACACCTGCGGTGAAGTTAATCAGTCCAAGTTCTTCGCGTTTCTGTCCGAAAACAGACTCAGGGCCAAAATTGAGCAGGAAGGAGGCGGCGAGGTTATAAACCGCCTGAGTGTAAAGAATGGCGCTGATACAGGCGATATCGTGGTTCACCCAGGCTATTGACAGCGCATAGGCATTGCCGATACTCGGATCGTCGTCAGGCAAAACATCCGCACTGACGCCCATAGTGTTGCGGACAAACAGGATAAATCCGGCCAGATCAGGCATGACGCACCCCGCTTATTTTTTCTTTTTCGGACCGGCAGTGACCGCGAGCGTTTCATCGACAAAATTCGTCTCGTCGCGGTCGTCCGTCGCATTCAGCCGCTGCTCTGCGCTGACTTCCAGCTCACCGCGATAGCCGCTTTCCTGCCCACTCAGAGCCTGATTGGTGGCAATAACGGAAGCCTGACGGCGTTCGTGCGCGCCACGGGTCAGATGGTTATCATTGTCACGCATGGCCTTTTCAATAATGCGCGAAGGCACCGCCTTATCAATGCTGTAGCACATGCCGATATATGCGCGGCTCTGGTCGATGCTGTTCGCATCAATCAGCCCGTAAATCGCATGCTGCTGAACGATGGCATCAATTTCTGCGGCAGTACCGTCCAGGACAACCACCTGAGAACCGGCGTTAATCGGGTGATAGACCAGGCGGCCTGTTTCCGGTTTGCGGTAGGTGAAATCGTGGCGCTGCTTGGTGGTATTGGCGATATGAAGTTTCATTTTTACTCCTGGAAAAAAAAATCCCCGCACACCAGCTGGCATGCAGGGACCGTTTCGAACGCAGTGGATTAGTCGCTGTACTTCATCGAAATGATGGTCACCGCTTCAGGACGCAGTACCCAACCGGAAGTAGAGCGCAGCTCGGAGAGCACATCGATAGCACCACCCGCGATTGGCGTCGGGATTTCACGCGGTGCCGCCATATCGCAGAGCATCAGCGACGTTGCCTCGATGGACGGGCTCAGCTTCGCGAATTCGTTGGTGTTGACCTTCGCGTTGACCTCCGGGCGCTCGACTTCCGGCATGGAGATAATCACCGCGTCAGAGCCACCAGCACCGGCGCCAATCAGCGTATCGTCATACACCCACTCAACGCCGCAGTCCGCGTCTCCGGCGATATTCTCTACCGTACCCGCCACAGTGGCAGTACCTGCACCGGGGCGCTGATAGCTGGTCAGTTCAACCACCTGCAGCATTTCCATCGCCCCCAGCGTACGCTGCGGACCAAGGATAACCATGCGGGACGGACGCCCCATCTGCATGGTGCGGGTGCGGATGGCGAGGATTTGTCCGAGGATAAACTGTGCCATTTCACCATGATCGTAGGTCAGCACGGTGGCATTACCGTGACCGTCCGGAGGCAGGCTGACCGTGGTCGCGCCGTTGGTATTCAGGATCCCTTCACCGCCCGCCGGGTTCATGCCGAACAGTAGCCCGTTGCGCATCTGCTGGAAAATCGCCTGGCGGGTACCGAGGCGCTGAGCTTCCGGCAATGCAAATCCCCAGTTACCGGCTGCAGCCATGTCATGATGATCATAAATGGCGCGAGCGCGATACATATAGGTTGGGGTCTGGAGCATCTTTGTATCCAGCGCCACTGACGGCAGCTGGTTTCCGTTACCAGACTGGCTTGACGTGACCTGGGTGCGAATATCCAGGCGCTTCATGTAAACGTACTGGTCACCGTCGGACAGGCGCGGCAGCGGATTGCCGCTGGCCATCAACGAAAATGCGCCGGAAGCCTGCTGATAGGACAGGATCATCTCCGGCATGATGTACGACGGATGAACAATTTGATAGCTGGGTGTGATTGCTGGCATTTCTTAGCCTCTCCAGATTACAGCAGAATGAGTGCGGCATTGCCGCTGTCGTTCCAGGTCGCAAAGCCCGTCGCCGGATCGTAAGACACGGTTTTGCTGTTCCCTTTCTGCATTTCGATAATTTTTACCGGAAGCACAACATCGGCCT